GGAGTACCCAAAACAGCACCGAGAGCATTACCATAAGCGGTTGATTCGGGGCCGTCAATTGCATCGTAGGCACGATGATAAGCATCGCCTACGTCCTTAACTATTTCTTTAACTATAGAAGTCATTTTTCAACCTATACTAAATGAGCCGGGGAAAAATCACGAAACCCTAGCTCCAAATTTAACATCGACGATGTGATCGTTAGGAAAGGACGGAACGGGTCCTTTCAAAAAAGGATGCCAATCACGATCGTCGATTTCAAGCCCATCTGTAAAGAGCTGGATCATACTGATCCAGTCCCTCTTCATAACAAGCAAATCAGAATATGTGGGCATATCTTTTGGCGGGTCTTGTCGCAAAGAATAATCATAACGGTTGAAAAGATAATTAATGTATTCTTCAAGCAACGCACGAAAGCCTGTAAGCCAGAAAGCTTCCATCCTGATACCAAGTATGCGCGAAAGCGTCTCACGTGGAAGATCAGGTCGACCCTTTGAGCCGTACAAGATGGAAGCAAGTAGCTTCTCAACATTATTGGGGACCGGCAAAACGTAACCCATAAACCAAAAGAAATTTTTTGAACAGTAAGATAAACGATGTAAAGGTTCATAAGCAGCAGATTCAAATTTAAAAAACCAACCCATACGTGTGCTAATATCTTTAATACGCTCAGGAGTAAAAAAAAGACGAGCTTTATACTCAACAGTTATTAAAGAATCATCACCGCAAACAATTAACTCACAAGAATCACGAAAAGCTTCGAGAGTATGCAATTCTGGAGGGGCACATGACAGCCACAAATAATACCACCGCAACTCATTAATCATGCCATTATCAGTAAGAGTATTAGTCTGACCTGATGGATTCCCGATATGTTTTTGGATGACATCACCTGTATCCATTACGATCAATGTATGAACAACCTCGTCATAATACGCAGACAATCTATCATACGTATCTAACGTCTGGAGCTCGGGAACATATAACCCGTAACGAACATCACGTACAACGTCAAATTCCTCTTCCAAACAAGAACCATCAAAGTTAGTATAATCAACAGCGAGTCCAAAGGCATTAACCCCACCACGATATAGTCGGCGAAATAAATCATGCCAACCAAGATAAAAGTGCGTAGTACCAACAGTGGAGGGGATACGAAAACATCGCCCAGCATGGTGAATATTTTCATTCATCTCACCAAAAAGAAAAGAGGATTCAGCCTGAACCTCAATTGGGGCGGCAACTATAGTACGAGTGGCATGAGCCAAAATCTTTTCAAATTTCTTAGGTTCAGCTTTGCAAACGCAAGCCCATAACCCATGAGGGAGGGCAGCATTAGCCACACGATCGGCAATATAAAGAGACACACGTTTGTCCTTAAAAGCATCCTTCTTAGTCCGATAAACATTACTCCACGGATAACCAGGAGAAGTATTCTTGACCATAAAACTCTCATAATCAGGACAAAAACGAGCGGTCTTAACGACCGCATAAG